GATTGACTTTGGTACATTCCGTTGGCCTGATGCCAATACTTACTATTTGGCTGGGTTTGACCAAGAGCCAGAAGGCGAGTTACAGTATAGAGATTTCTATGGACAGTATGTAGACCGGGATAAAGGTCGTGAAGGTGTTATCTTCTCAACGGGTTACCTTGAACCAGAGTATTGGTCAGAGAACCGTGAGTATGCTTCTACTGGTGGAACATATGGTCCAGCATTTCCAGTAACAAGAGATACACCAACATCAATACCGGCAGCAGATGCTAATCTTCTCGGCATAGACCCACCAGACAACCGTGCTGGTTGGGGACAGGGTTCTGGTGAAGAAGTTGGGTACTGGTCTCTCAATGGTGAGGACTATCGTGTACCTAATCCTCGTGTTCGTTGGATTCGTAAAGAGAATTTGACACCTACAGAACGTCAGACCGTTATGGAATTATTCAAGAGGGGTCATTATGGTACAGGTGTATATAATATCAGTGATCCCGATGATGGTCGTCAAGATATTAGTTGGAACGATGTTAAAGAAACCGATTTAGTAGTTGTACCTTCACCAGATACCAATCCATTGGCAATGGGTGGCATACCTATTGATACTACAGACGGTATGATTGTTTCGACAAAGGCTAGTCTGTGGGGTGATTCCACAACCTACTTCTCCGACCCCAATTTATCTAGAGGCGAACCTGCCAAACCGTTATTGCAGAAAGGTGACATTGTGCAGATTGCAGGAGTCCGTGGGATGCAGGAGATCAATGGACGGATCTTCCGTGTATTGGGTATTGTAGAAGGTGACAGTACATTTACTGTCGAACTGGGTACGATGGATGGTAAGGTTTGGTCAGGACCTGGACTTATCAAGTGGAAACACATTGATAACGAGTTAGGTGAATATGAGGTTGAAGCAGTTGCAGTGGACAATGCATTGTTCTCAGAGTATCTTGGTGGAGGTGTTCTCATTCCACATTATCCACATTGGTCACTGTGTTGGAAGGCCGATATGCGAGAACGCCAAATCAACATCGGGGCACCCGACCCAGAAACTGGCGTCAATGCAATGCATTGGAATCAACCTACTGGTGACTTCAATGCTCGGTACCCATATAATAATGTTTACGAATCTGAGTCAGGTCATATCATGGAGTATGACGATACACCTGGAGCAGAACGCATACATCAGATGCATCGTTCTGGTACTCACTACGAAATTGACCACAACGGCACACGGACAAATTATGTAAAGGGTGACAACTACGACATTCGGTTACACGACGATTATATGTATGTCAAGGGTAAGGTCGTACACACCTTTGACGATGAAGTAATGATACGTTACAATGATCGTGCTGATATATCTGCTGGTTGGAAACTTCAGTTGTGGTCTGGTGGTGATTTAGATATTCATTCCAAACGTAATATCAATATGCAGGCAGATGGTCATATCAACCTACATGGTACAGGGGTTACACCAGAGCAGACAGATAAGTATCGTGCTGGTTCTCGTAATGCCGAAGAACGATCCAAGATTCGTATGAAGGCAGGTCATATCGAACTAGAAGCTATCGGTAATGAGACTAAACCAAGACAGTACGGTATATTTGCTCAGTCGAACCAGGCACCTATTGGTATCAAGACACTCATGGAAGGCGATCATGGAAACATTCATATCGCATCTGCAAATGACCTGGAACTATTTTCATGGAGACACCAATATCGTACTGCGGGTAAGATATCTAACCCATCTAACATTTACGATTATGCTATTGATAATATCTATACGGAGGCCGAAGCAGGCAACATAGAGATTACCGTGCCGGTTGGTTATCTACACGCATCAATACAAAAAGAAATAGACCTAAAAAGTTGTACAGAGGATATTAGATTACAAACAATAACCAAAGATATTAACCTAAAGGCAAAAAGCGACATTAGGATCGAATCAGTAGATGGTCAAACGGGTATGACTTCTGGTAGTCATATGTATTTAAAATCTGGTGCAAGTATGACTTTAGAGACAACTGGTTCTAATGATATTGTTATACAGTCGGGAGATGATATTTTTCTATATGCACTGGATGCCATTAGTGCTTATGCTACTTCCGAATATCTGCAATATTCTGGAACTATGGATACTCATATCAAATCGGGTAGAGATGTGTTTATAGAAGCTGCAGGAGACATAGACGTTAAGGCACCACTTCTTGTTATGGGCGGTACGACAACACATATTCCTGGCACATTTTTAACTACCGTTGCAGGAGCCGCAACGGCATCGCCCGGTGGGGCAACTACTGCAGTTATTGCCACTGTAACCGCACCAGTTACCCCAGACGATGCAATATCATCTATAGAAAGTAAAAAGGCATGGATACCAGAACTTATTGAACTGTTATCTATTGACTTGCCTAACCCAAGACCTGCAACAGGTACTAGTGTAACACAACTTGCGCTAAACACAAACAATGTTGCAGAAGGTATCGGTGGAGAGAACATTCGTAACCTTCACGATACTATTGAAAACTTACAGAAGGGTTTAAGTGCTTATGTCACAAAGAAACTCCCTTCAACTAACGAAAAGAAAACATACGAGATGGATCAAAGCGAAATGGTAAGAACTGGCGGTTTTACTTATGAACTAGAGAAGCCATTTACTGGTTATGAAGATCATAACTTTACTATTGTACCTCTAGGCTTAGAGAATGCTATCAGGTACGAACCAGTAATATCACCATGCTAAGGAGATATAAAATGAGATTTTTAATTAACCTATTTAAACCTCGTCGGATACACAGCTACGAAGCAAACTATCGTAGAAACATGAATGTGAAGTATGACGATGTTTGTATGTAAGGAGAAAACAATGATAAAAGATTTGATTGAGAAAGTGAAAGAAAGAGAATTAAGTTTGGGTACCATTATGGTACTCATCGGTGTACTAGTTTGGATTATTCCAGTAAAACTAGTTTTAACATTATTTGTCATTTATGGTTTGGTATTAATCTTCTGGAAGAAAGAAGATAAGGTAAGAGACATTCATCACCATCATCACCATAATGGCAATGGTAAGAATAAGGTGAAAAGGAAAAATGGCTAAACAGATAAAGACTCTAGCAATGAAACTAGAGTCCGTGAAAAAGAAAACATCTATCGGCAACTCAGTTCGTTCTAGACCTAATAGTAAAAACGCAAAACGAGACTGGAAAAAGTACAGAGGTCAGGGAAAGTAGATAAATATTAGAATGGCTCAAGTAGAATACAATGAAGGGTTTGACGATGCTCAATCCGTAAACAATAGTCCTAGAAGTACATATATCTATAAGGACCTTAATCTATTCTTTACTCGTAATCCTGTTACGAGCGATGTTAGTACGGTTACGGATGTTCAAAATATTAAACGAGCAGTCAAGCATTTGGTTCTATTGAACCCTGGGGAGAAACCATTTCATCCAGAGATTGGTACTGGAATTCGTGATGCCTTATTTGAAAACTTTACCCCACCTATCCGTGAAGCATTAAGAATGAGAATAGAAGATGTCATTCGGGAATATGAGCCAAGAGTAACTGTAGAAGAAGTTACCTTTAATGATCCGGATAGTCAAAGACTAGATAATAACGAATTACGTTGTTTAATAAAATTTTCAATAAACAATGTGCCTTCAAGCTTAGAAGAAGTTGAAGTAATGCTACAGAGAATACGATAATGGCAGCAGGAATAAACACCAAAGGTAAGATGCAGATCACGGAACTAGATTTTGATAGCATCAAGAACAATCTAAAAACATATCTGAAAGGTCAGACAGATTTTACTGACTATGACTTTGAAGGTTCAGCAATAAACATTCTATTAGATACTCTTGCCTACAATACTCATTACAATGCGTTTCTTGCCAATATGATGGCAAACGAAATGTTCCTAGATACGGCACAGAAAAGAAACTCGGTTACTTCTCATGCTAAGACATTAGGTTACACGCCAACATCAGTCAAGGCACCTACTGCATATCTAAAAGTACAGGTAAATGATGCCAGTACCCCAAACGTCACGATGCCTGAAGGTTATGCTTTCACTACAACCATCAATGGCGTATCATATCAGTTTGTCAATACGGTAGAGAGGATAATTCAACCATCTACAGGCATTTATGTCTTTGGTTCTGATGCCGGTATTCCTGTTTATGAAGGTACTTGGACAACAACTCGTTACACAGTAAATGTAAGTGACGCAGACCAGAGATTTATTATTCCTAATGACGAAGTAGATATTTCAACCATCAAGGTACAGGTTCAAAATAGTGCCTCTGACACAACCACAACAAATTACACCAAATCAACTTCTTTAGTAGATATCACAAGTACGACTACTGCGTTTTTCTGTCAAGAGACTGTAGATGGTGAATTTGAAATATATTTTGGAGATGGTATAGTCGGTAAGTCGTTAGTAGACGGCAATATTGTTATCCTCAAATATGTCGTTACAAACGCATCAGATGCGAATGGAGCAGTTTCATTTACGGCCAGTGGATCTATCAGTGGTTTCTCAGATATCTCTGTCACAACGATGACAGCGGCCGCTGGTGGTGCAAATGTAGAGAACTTAGACTCTATCAAATATAACGCACCCTTTAGTTATGCTGCTCAAAATAGAACAGTGACTGCGAAGGACTATGCTGCGATTGTTCCTACCATATATCCTAACGTAGAATCAATTTCTGTCTGGGGTGGCGAGTATGCTGACCCACCAGTCTATGGTAAGGTCTATATCAGTATTCGTCCCAAGGCAGGTAACACACTAACACAGGCAACCAAAAATTCTATCATAACATCGTTAGAGAATTATAATGTTGCATCAGTAACTCCTGAGATTATTGACCCAGAGACAACCAAGATTATTCCTACAGTAAACTTTAAGTTTAATAACACGGTTACTGCAAAGAGTAAGGAAGACTTGGCAGCATTGATTACGACTTCTATCGGCACATTCTCAGATGATAACCTAGAGAAGCATGAAGCGATATTCAGATATTCTAAGTTTACTACTATGATTGATGAAGTCGATCCATCTATTCTGTCTAACATCACTACAATCAAGATGAGCAAAACATTCTTGCCCACGACAGGCAGTGATACAAAATACACGATTAGTTTTGAGAACGCAATCTATAATCCTCATAGTGGTCACGCTGCATCTACAACAGGTACAAGTGCCGGGGGTGTTGTTTCTTCCAGTGGGTTCAAATACACTGGTGACACAAATGTTTATTACTATGAAGATGACGGTAAGGGCAACATAAACGCCTACTATATTTCTGGTACATCTAAAGTTTATAAGTCTGCCGCAGTCGGTACGATAACCTACACTACAGGTAAAATTGAGTTGAGTAGTGAAAACATCGCATCAGTAGAAAACTATGACGGTGCAACACAAACTCAGATTCGCATCACGGTACAACCATCGTCTAACGATATCGTGCCCGTGAGAAACCAAGTGCTTGAGATTGATACTTTGAACTTATCAGTAACAGGTACGGCAGATAGTATTGCTGCCGGTACATCAGACGGTGGAACACAATACGCTACATCCAGTTCTTATGCTACATCCAGTTCCACTACATCTGGTTCTAGTTCTTACTAATGGCAACAATTTATAGCAAAGTCTCTACTCAGGTTACAGATCAGCAACCTGATTTTGTTAAGTCAGATCATCCTGACTTTCTTGCGTTTCTAAAAGCTTATTATGAGTTTTTGGAATCGGCAGAACTCAAACTAAAAGACTTTGGTTCTGTAGACTCTATTATTTTTGAAGAGGGGTTTACAACATTTATGACCTATGAAGATGTCAACCGATATCGTCCAGGTTCATCAGATAACATTCTACTGGAAGATTATGATACTGTTGGTGGCAGTCGTATCAGAAGTGTCGGTGCGTTTACTAACGGCGAGACTATTACTGGTCAAACATCTAAGGCCACTGCTACTATTAGAACAGAAGATATTAGTAGTGGCGAGCGTTTGTTTATCTCTGCACAGAATAAGTTTGTTTTGGGCGAACAGGTTGTTGGAGCTGATTCCGGTGCAACAGCAAACATTGTAAGTTATACTGCTAACCCAGTTCAGAATGTTATGCAACTTCTGGACTATATGGATGTTGACCAGACGATTGATGCTTTCTTTACACAGTTCAAAAAAGCATTTATGCGGACTATTCCAGACAGTCTTGCTACAGGAATCAATAAAAGAAATCTTCTAAAGAATATCAAAGACCTCTATCGTGCCAAAGGTACTAAGAAGGGTCATCAGTTATTCTTTAGAATATTGCTTAATGAAGATGCTGATCTTTACTACCCCACTAAAGATATGTTACGAGTTTCGGATGGCACGTGGTCAGATGACACGATCATCCGAGTTTATGCGACTAATAGTACCATTCGTATGGAAGATTCGTCAGACTCTGCTGGCGAAATCTTCCTACTTATGGAAGATGGGTCACAAATAATTTTAGAAGATAATGTAAATGGTACTGATGACCTAAGAAAGTTAGTTGGTCAGACCATTACACAAAATGCGGTTGTTGACTTTAGTATTTTGTCTGGCGGCGCATATTTCAATCAAGGATTCAGTATTATCAATAAGGCAACTGCGGTTGTAGATAGTATTTTTCAGTATCAGTTATCCGGTGAAACGATTACTGAGTTTGTATTGAATCCTGGAAGTGTTGATGGTACTTTTGTTTCTGGTCATACAATATCTGGTGCAGATAATACAAACGAAGATTTAACCATAAGAGCAAAGTCAAATTCTATAGTTGCTTCGGCAGACACTGGGGCTGCAACTTATCAGACAGGTCAGTATTACTCAACAACAGATTCCGTTACCGTAGTATCGGATACAGGTAATGATGCCTCTGTTGCTATTGAAGCAGTTACTGCTGGCTCTATCGAAAACATTATTGTTGATGCCGCAGGTACTGGATATGAGATTGGTGAGCAGTTAGTTATCAACAATTCAAATACAAACGGTACTGGCCTTGCGGGCGAAATCTCTATTGTCAACGGTGGTATCATTCCAGAAAATGGTACTTTGACTGGTGAGTTTAGAGTTACCCTAGAAGATGGAACAACAGGTGCACCCGGCGAGATACTATTAGAAGAATCTACATTTACCTATGACACTGACTCTGGTGTATTCAATATAGGTGAAACTATTACTGGCGGAACATCATCTGCTACAGGTGTTGTTATTAATGTGCAACTGGATACTAAAACAGTTGTTTATAAAGCAGGCACTGGGTCTTTCACACTAGGCGAAACGATTACTGGTGCAACATCTGCCAAGACAGTTCGCATACTTACCAACACAGTAGATAATCATGTTGCTAATGAAGAAGATCGTGGTATGGAATCTACTGATAGATTTATTCTAGAAGGTGAAACTACTAGAGGTGATATCTATGACGGTTCTGTTATCGTACAGGAACGAGCAACAGGTTCAAGAGACATTACAGATGTTAGAGTAACCTCACTTGGTTATGGTTACACTTCACTACCCACAATCACAATTACAACTGTGCAGGGTACAAATGGTTCAGTCAAGGCCAAGGGCACAGGTGTTGGTGATGTCGCATCTATCAACATCATCAATCAGGGTGCTCACTACACAGACCAAGAATCGTTATTGTTTGATACTACATCTAACTTCTTGACTACTTTGATAAGTGGTACATTTACATTAGACGAAACTGTTACAGGTTTGGCATCAGGTGCTACAGCACGATTCAAGTCACAAGATGATACCACTGGCATCATAAAAATGGATCAGTTGAGTGCCACACCGTTTCAAGCAAATGAAGTCATACGAGGCAATTCATCAACTAAAACTGCCTTGGTCAATTCATATACCAAGACAAACATTCCGGGCAAGGTTGGTGCTGTTGTAGATCGCAGTGGTAAGTTCATAAACGAAGATGGGTTTATCTCAGATTCGTCTAAGAGGATTCAAGATAGTTATTACTATCAAGATTATTCTTATGTAGTCAAGACTGCTACATCTATTACTAGCTGGCGTGATGACCTACTGTCTACTGTACACCCAGGTGGTTGGGCAGTCTTTGGTCAGGTGGATATTGCAAGTAGACTTTCCCAACTTGCCAACATCACATCGGTAAGTGGTCTTGGTCCGGCATATAAGATTATCTTCCAGGCCTTGTTTGGTATGCGTTTGGGTACATCTACTCAAGGCCTTATCAATCCATCACCTATGGCAGAGGCCAATGAGCCTACTGACAAGCAGAGACTATATGATCCTGCTTTGTCAATAACAACGGGTGCAGCATTTACACTGTACGAAACTATCACTGGTGGAACATCAGGTGCAACCGGTAAAGTTGCGATAGATGCAACCACAGATGATGGTATGAGAGTCCTTACTTATGTTCCTGTTTCTGGTATCTTCCAGGCTACAGAAACTATCACTGGCGGTGGTTCTGGTTCAACCGCAACAGTCAATGCAGTCTATGGTCTTCGGGGTCAACGTGACAGAACAATAACTGGACCTATTATTAATTATGATTATCAAATTGGTCTCAAAGGTGACACTAACGGCTCAAGACCAGACTATGGTACACTTAACAGATTTATGTTTGCTGAGAGTATACAGAAAACTAGAACACAAACATACACATTTAGAAGTCATGCAGTTTACGCTGTCGGGTTACCACTATCTACATTGAATGGTGGTATAAACGATTCGGTAAATACTATTACTGTTACGGATGGTTCAGTTTATCCATCAGCAGGTACAATACAAATTGGTAATGAGTTGATTGACTACACAGGCAAATCTTCTAATGACCTAACTGGTTGTACCCGTGGTCAACACAGTACATCAGCAGCAAGTCACTTGACTGGCGTAAATGTTCTGTCAATAAGATGGGCATTGAAACAAGATAAATCAGCAGGGTTCAGAATACAAGATTGGGCAACCGATTATAATGGCACAAGTATTACTATCGGTGCCATTACTGAGTTCCCAGGAAGAAGAAACAACATCTCACCTCCAACGGAGATTACTCTTTATAAGACCTAATCAAGTGTTATAAATAGTATAGAATAAATATTTTTAGGAAATAATGCTATGGCAGCAATCGTAACAAACAAATTTAGACACAACAATGCTCTCCAATTCTTTGAGTCATTTGGTGAAGCATCCCCTTCGGTTTATTACCTTTTCGTAGGTAGACCTCAGGCATTCAGTTCTGGTACTGGTGGTGGTACAGATAGTGCTCCTCCAACTCCATTGGATAATGTACAAGATGAAATGATGTACTTCCGTGATATGATTGCTGCCAAGAAGATAACCTCAAGTGATGTTTCATATGTAGTTCCACGACATGACTGGACAACAGGTACAGTCTATGACTATTATCGTGCTGATTATGGTGCAACAGTCAACTCTGCAACAGTAACAACGGTTGCTGGCGGCACTGCTATGTTCGCCACTACTACAAAGTTCTATGTAAGGTCCTCAGCAAATAATGTTTACAAGTGTATGTCCAACAATAGTGGAGCAGCATCAACAGTAGAACCCACAGGTACATCAACCAGTGAACTTACAACTGGCGATGGTTATGTCTGGAAGTATATGTATTCACTAACTGCAACAGAGGCTGCAGATTTTCTAACGACAGACTTCATGGCAGTTCATACAGACTCCACAGTGGCAGCCGCTGCTGTTGATGGGGCAGTAAGACATTACAAGATTGCCAACGGTGGTGCTGGTTACACTAACGGCACATATTCAACACAGACACTCCGAGGTGATGGTTCATCTGGAACATTTACAGTGACCGTATCAGGTGGCGCAGTAACAGCAGTTGCTGCTGTCGGTGTAGGTTCAGGTTACACATTTGCCGACTGTAAGATTGACTCTATCACAGGTATTGGTACACCATCAACTTCTGCCATCGTTGTTCCTATCATCGGTCCTAAAAACGGTCATGGTGATGACGCAGTAGAAGAACTTGGTGGTTTCTATGTAATGACTAACACAACACTCAGCGGCACAGCAGGTTCTGGTGACTTTGTAGTTGACCAAGACTTCCGACGCATCGGTGTTGTTCGTGACCCATTTGACTATGGCACGACAACCATCTGTAGTGCTGACACTCGCAGTGCTCTAAAGTCTGTTACATTTAGTGGCACACCAGGTTCATTTGTAAATGATGAAGTTATTACAGGTGGAACAACTGGGGCTAAAGGTTTGGTTGTAGACTTTGACTCAAGCACAAAGGTACTCAAATACATTCAGACACAATATACAGGCGTAGATGCCAACGGTGATGAAACTGTATTTGCCGGTACTGAAACAGTAACAGGCGCCGGAGGTGCATCGGGCACTATAGCATCAGTAAACAATCCAGAGATAGATTACTATAGTGGTGACACTATCTATGCTGAGAACAGAGTACCTATTACACGGGCAAGTGACCAGACAGAAAATATCAAGCTCATAATCGAATTCTAGGAAGTATAATATGCCAGCCAAGACCAACTTTAATGTAAGTCCATACTTTGACGATTTTCAGACGACCGACGATTTTTATCGTGTATTGTTTCGTCCCGGATTTGCAGTTCAGGCAAGAGAACTAACAACACTACAAACCACACTACAAAATCAGATTGAACAGTTTGGTAATCATATGTTCAAAGAGGGGACGATTGTTATTCCCGGTAGTGTTGGTTACGACAGTAAATACTATGCTCTAAAGTTGCAGTCTACATTTGGTTCTGGTACAGTAGCAACTTATCTAGATCAGTATGATGGTGCCATTATTACAGGCGCCACATCTGGTGTAACGGCAAAAGTTATTGGGTATGTTGTTGCAGATTCAACAACTGGTGACCCCGATACTCTGTTTGTAAAATATCAAACACCAAGCACCTCAGATAACTCAACGGCAACATTTACAGACGGCGAGAGTATTTCTGCCAATAAGGCAATCTCATCATACAGTTCTGGTATAGTATCTGCTTCTGCTGCTGCAACAGGTGCCAACGCAACTGGTTCGGCGGTTAAAGTTCTTGCGGGTGTTTACTTTGTTCGTGGGTTCATGGTACAGAACACAGAGCAGACTGTTGTTCTAGACAAATACTCAAGCACACCTTCTTATCGTGTTGGTTGGAATGTTTCTGAGACATTGGTAACACCCGAAACCGATTCTTCTCTATTAGACAATGCACAGGGTTCATCTAACTATGCTGCTAAAGGTGCTCATAGGCTCAAGATTACATTAACACTTGTTAAGAAAACTTTAACCGAAACAGATGACTCAAACTTTGTTGAGTTGGTTCGGGTAAATGAAGGTGTAGTTGAAAAACGAGTTAAGTTTACAGAATACAGTATTGTGCAAGATATGATTGCACGACGAACCGATGATGAGTCTGGCAACTACATTGTAAAACACTTTGATATTGAAGTAAGAGAAAACCTAGACGATGGAACTAACCGTGGCATCTACACAGCAGCAAACGGTGGTTTAGAGACTAAAGAGACTTTGGTTATCTCGCCAGGTAAAGCATACGTTGATGGTTACGAGACAGAACTACAGAATACATCATTTGTCAACTTTGACAAAGCAAGAACAACAAAGAATGTACAGAACGATACCATACCCGCAAGTCTTGGTAATTATGTTCAGGTAGATAATGTCTATGGACAGCCCGATATTAGTTTGGTTGGTTCTACTGTTGATCCATTCAAACTTGTAAAACTGTATGACCAACAAACCGCAAGTCGTGGTTCATCTTCTGGGTCACAGATTGGTTTTGCTAGATCAAGAGCCTTTGAGTTCAACTCAGGTACTCAAGGTAATGTTGCTGCAATACATCATCACTATTTGTTTGACATTACATTATTCCAAACTCTTGTAGTCAGTAACAATAACACATTGACTGCAAAAGCTGTTATCACAGGAACATCGTCTGGTGCTACAGGTGTTGTAGTTGCTAGTATTACAAGTGCAACAACATTTCAGTTGATGCAGGTACAAGGTAACTTCATTACAGGTGAAGCATTTACTTCTAGTGTAACAACAGATACAGTTGCCGGTACGATTTCAAGTGTAACAACTAAAAACTTTGGCCGTGATGTAAAACAAATCTTTATGGATACATCAACAGGTCTAGACTACACTGCTGATGTCAACCTAACAGAAAGTCAAGAACTTGGCGGTTCTATTGATGTTACCACTACAGCAGTCACAGGGTTCAACACAGAATTTTTGACAGACTTGGTTGTTGGTGATATTGTTTCACTACCAACAGGTTCTGCCGGTGTTGAAGAAGAAAGACGAGTAACAAACATTGCAAGTAATCTTGCTTTAACATTGTCTGCTGCCGTTACTACTAACTTAACAAAGATTCCAATGAAAAGACTTCGTGGAGCCATTCAGGAGATTGAAGAAACAGTCCTAGTCTACAAGATGCCTAAGGATAATGTCGAGACACTTCTTGATAGTGGTGGTGCAACAGATACGAGTTATGTTTTCAGAAAACAGTTTACAACAACAGCAACTGGTTCCGGTGTAGCAACACTTACACTACCCGCTGGTCAGACATGGGCCGCACCAAGTGTTGCTCGTAACTACACGATGACAGTTATAGGTAGTGCTGGTGGTAGTGCTTCTGTCGGTGATGTTGTTCCGATTACAGGTACTGCTGCAGGTAGTGGCACAAATACTCTAACTATTACTGACGGCACAGTAATGGGTAACAATACTCAGGTTGAACTTATGGGTTCAATCAACATTGCCACTTCTGCTCAGCGTTCTAAGACTGCTCAGAAGATGACTCAGAAACAAATTCAGTCTCACGTTGGTGGTGGTACAAGACAGAATGTGTATGGCGAACGATTAAGTGATGCAACGATTTCACTATCTTATGCTGACGTTTACAAACTACATGGTGTTTACGAATCAACAAGTAATGGCACAGATGCTGTTCCACCTTCATTAACAACCACAAGTGCAACAGGAACATTTACTACTGGTGAGATTATCACGGGTAGTTCTACTGGTGCAACAGGTCGTGTTATTTCAGATGCCGCATCTACACTAAAGTATGTTGTACTTGCAGGCACCTTCACGACATTAGACACAGTTACAGGTGGCACTTCTGGGTTTACTGCCAGTGTATCAGCAACTGCCGCTGGTGATAGAAATGTAACAAGTAGTTTTGACCTAGACACTGGGCAACGAGACTCATTCTATGATCTAGGCCGTATCGTCAGAAAACCAAG